TATAGTACAATTAAAGATATTACAGATGTTACTTCTAGTTTAGCAGCAAAATATCACATACAAAAAACTGGACTTAGCCTTAACCTTTCTCAAAATTCATTATCTGATAAAATTAAAATTGCATTTTCTCTTGTAAACAAAAATGCTTCTAGTTATACAAATCCAGATAGTGTTAAAATAATTTTAGAATTTATAGATAGCAACAACAAATATGCAAGATGTTTAATTGATTTAGTTGATGATGGAGATGTTATTGATTTTGACGCTAATAGATATTTTGCAATTTCAAAAACATTGGGAAATTTTGTTTTAGAGCAAGGTTTTTCCTGGGCAACAATTAGAACTGCAAAAATCTATTCATGTGTAGTAACTTCAGCAGCAGTAGTTGATACACACTACATTGCTTTTGACGCAATTAGGTTTGATAATGTAAATACAGTTAATCCTTTGTATGGATTGGTTGGATATACCGTTGTTCAAAATGCAGATGCAGAGCCAATAACTAAATCTACAAATACAAACAATTATGTTGAATTTAGAATGGCTTTAGATATTGGAGTTATTGGAGATACTGCTTAATGGTAGATAAAGGTATAAAAAAAATAACAATATTAAAAAAAGATTTACCACCAGTAAATTCTGAAAATAAACACGTTTTAAGATATAGAGTTATCTCTGATGACTTTAATAGAACATCAGCATGGTCTAAAATTTATTATGTTGATTCAGTTCCACTAAATGGTCTTACTGCAGAAGTTACGAAAAATGCAGTAACTGTTTCTCCTGTTGCAGGAACAATTTCTGTTAGAACTGCAGACTCTAGAGGCAGAGCAAAACTTGATATTTTTATTAAATATGGATCAGACCCATATTCTTATCATGGTACAACTAGCGAAACAGTTCTTTCTGGAGATAAAACTACAACAACTTATACTTTTGCTAATACAGCAAGTTCGGCAACAACATTAACAATTGCAATTCAGCCAGAGGGAATTACAAAAGAAAGAATTACAGCACTAACTCTAGATACTGAATCAATTGCAATACCGTAAGTTAAATGATATAATGGAGGAATCATGGGAAGATTAATCGTACCACAAAGAGGGCAACCTTTAGACGTTTCATATGTTTATGACATTGTTTCAGCCGTCAATGAACTTGCTGATAGATTAACAAGTTCAGAAAATGGAATGCTTAAAATTATTGCAGAGGATGGACTTCCTAGCACGGTGCCAACAAGTAGAATGAGTGTGTTTGCAAAAACACATGTTCTTGGCACATCCAAGAGGGTTACAGCAGGACAACAAGAAACATTTCCAATTACTTATAATTTTAAATATCCTCCAACAGTAGTCGCTACTCCTTTTGATAGTACAAATACTTCAGCAGGTCAAGACGTTTCAGTAGTTATTGCATCAGTTACAAATACAAATGCTTCTTTTATTGTAAGGTATAACACTGAAGGAGTTACATCAACAAAAATTAATATTATTGCCATTGGAATACCAAATTAGTGAAGTGTTCAAGATGTGGTGGTATTGTTTTTGTTGACAGACAATACAGCACAAAAGAACACATTGAAGTGTACTGTGTAATTTGTGGTAAAAGAAAATTTTACCATCCACCAGACAGCAGCAAAGAGGGATCATGGATTCTACAACAGGAAATATTGAGGGCCAAAACTACAATCAGTCCGCTATAGTTTCAGGTAATAAAACTATTTGGTTTTTAAATAATGATTTAGTCAAGGTGCATCACAGAAACAGATCAGACGGAATTGTTGCGCTTTATAATATAAATAAAGACAGGATTGAAACTTGTTTTATTGCGGAATTTAAAAAGAAAAGAGAAAAAGCATATACTATTGGAGAAACTGCTATACTTATTAACAGACATAAAAAGTATATTCCTACTCTTATTAAACGTGGAACAATTCCAGCACCAATAGGATCTAGCATAGGTGGAAAGCGTGGCTGGCAGATAAGATGTTATTATTCAGAAAGTCACATAAGGGAAATAAGGGACATATTGGCATCAATTCATATTGGTCAACCAAGAAAAGATGGTCTTGTAACTAACAACATGACTCCTACTAAACAAGAGTTGACTAGGAGAATGGGCGATGGTATACTTACATATACGAGAACTGAAGATGGACGCTTCATTCCAATCTGGTCTGAATCTATCTAACTACTGAATGGATGTAAAATGGAAAACGATAACACTAAGGTTTCTGTAACTTTAGGCTACACACTTAATCTTGGAAACTTCCAATCATTAAGACTTGATCTTGGAGTTGTTGACTCTAAGAAAGATGGCGAGACAACTAACGAGGCTATGGAACGTGTTTACAAGTTTGTTGAAGACAAACTAACTGATAAAATCAATGAAGCCAAAGCAGAAATCTCTGAGTAATGCCAGAGCGCAAAGACCGAATGGCTTTGCTTTCAAGGTATAGTAAATACCACAAAGAAAGATATGATGTAAAGCCATCAATGAATCTTAACGTTGAGCAATGGGCAGCAGATGCTCTTATTCAGTCGTATGGAATTGAAGAATGCTACGATATTTTAGAATACTATTTTAAAGTTACTGAGAGTCCATCTTGGAATACTTTTGCATACCAGGCAGAAAAAATTATTAAGGCTAAAAAAGATAAAGATCAAGATGATGTAGAACGTGCACAGAGAAGGTTAATGGCAAAGGAGTGGCTCAATGGCTAGCATTGAATCAAAGGTATTAAATGCAGTCTTAAAAGATAAACAAATTCATGTTTTATTACAAGCAAATGTTGACGGACTTCTACGAACACATCTAGATGTATGGACATTCATTAGAAAATATTTTGAGGCAAACAGTTCTGTTCCACCACTATCTTTAGTAATTGAAAAGTTTAGAGATTTTGAAGTAGTTGATGATGTTGGAGCAACCAAGCACCACCTTTCAGAATTACAAGGTGATTATTTAAATGATAGTCTTAAAACAATTCTACGTTCTGCAGCAGGAGAAGTACAAAGTGGCAACTCAGTAGTTGCCCTAGACTCTTTAATTACTCAAACCTCAGAACTTAAAAAGAATACATCCTCCGTTAGAGATATTGATGCCACTGACTTTGAATCCGCTGCTGCTTACTTTGATCATTTGCGTAAAATGGAAGAGGCTGGGATTACAGGGATTAAAACTGGATTGCCAGGATTTGATAACTATCTTCCAAGTGGTATTGCTCCAGGCCAACTGGGAGTGTTTTTAGCCTATCCAGGCATTGGTAAGTCATGGCTTGCTCTTTATTTTGCGGTACAGGCATGGAAGCAAGGCAAAACCCCATTAGTAATCAGCCTTGAAATGTCTGAAACAGAAGTTAGAAACCGTGTATTTACAATTATGGGCGAAGGTCTTTGGTCACACAGAAAGATTAGTCAGGGTCATGTTGAGCCAGAGATGTTTAAAACTTGGCACAAAGATAAGGTTGCTGGAAAGAATCCATTTCATATTATTTCAAATGATCAGGGTGGAGAGATTAGCCCATCAGTTCTACGTGGAAAAATAGATCAATACCGTCCAGACTTTGTTATTGTTGACTACCTACAGTTAATGAGTCCAAACCAGAAGTCAGATAACGAAACAGTAAGAATGAAAAACCTTTCTCGTGAACTAAAGTTAATGGCTATTGGAGAAGAAGTTCCTATTATTGCGATATCTTCTGCAACACCAGATGATGTAAATGACCTTAGTAGTGTTCCAACACTTGGACAAACTGCCTGGTCAAGACAGATTGCCTATGATGCAGACTGGGTAATTGCACTTGGTAGAGCAACTAACAGCGATATTATTGAATGTGCCTTTAGAAAAAATAGAAATGGCTTTATGGGTGAGTTCCTAGTTCAAGTTGACTTTGACAAAGGTTATTATCGCTACAAGGATTATGAAGATAAGCAGTTATAATAAGATGTGTCAATTCATCATAAGCCTATAAAATGTTTTAAACTAGATGGCAACATCAAGGATGAGTCAGACATCTATAGACTAAAAGAAGAATATATTAGAATATTGTTAGTACAAATGAGAGAAAGTGCCTATGTTCCAAGAATTGACATAGACCCAGACTTTACGGTATACTACAATGAAAGCAAAAACTGGTTTGAATTTAAATTGACGGTATATGGAATCTACGTAGGGAAAAAGAATATTGAATGGATGATCGCAGCAGACGGGTACAATCCGATATATATACAGAAGACCAAATTAAAAGAGTTCTCATCGGCTCTGGAATCACAATACAATCAGAAGTAGATTCCGACTACATAATTTTCTGTCCATATCATAATAACAACAGGACTCCTGCTGGAGAAGTATCAAAAGAAAGTGGATTGTTCTTTTGTTTTGGATGCCAACAAGTGGCTAACCTACAAGAATTAGTAATGAAAATGAGCAACAGATCATATTTTGAAAGTTTGCGGTACATAAAAAGTAAAGAACAAGAATCTGACATTACTCAAATAGTAGCAAAACAACTATACACCCCACCTGTATTTGTACAGTACGATGAAGTTATTATTAAAAGACTGAACTCACAAGCACTTGAATCACCAAGAGCAATGAGATACTTTGATGGAAGACTAGTAACTAAGTCATCAGTTAACAAGTTTAATCTAGGTTATTCAGAGAAGCAGGACATGGTTACAATTCCAGTTCATTCCCCAGAAGGAATGGTAATTGGTTTTGTTGGTAGAAGTGTTGAAGGAAAAGATTTTAAAAATACTCCAGGACTTCCAAAAAGTAAAACTTTGTTTAATCTACATAGGGTAAAAGCAAATGACAGGGTGTATGTTGTAGAGTCTTCATTTGATGCCATAAGATTAGATCAAGTTGGAATGCCAGCAGTGGCTACGCTTGGAGCAACTATTTCAAAAAGTCAAGTAGAACTATTAGAAAAATATTTCAATGAGATTTATTTAATAGCAGAC